GACGCTTCAACAAGTAAACCAACCTTTGCTAATCACCTAGTTGCTTCAAACGCAGCTACTGATATCAAAGCGTTTGTTACAGACGACCCATTTCAAGTTTATGAAATACAATCGGATGCATCAGGCGCAACTCAACAACTAGACGTTTTCACAAACGCCGACGTTGCTGTTGCTGCAGGTGTAACTCCGCATTTTGTTTCTAAAACTGAAGTGACGGACACTCAATCAACAACTACAGCTAATTTGCGAATCATCGGAATTTCGGACGATCCTGACAATAGCGACTTAACAGCCGCTAATTGTAACTTTAAAGTGATCATCAACGAACATTTCTACATGACCGCAACAGCCGTATAATAGCAGAATAGGAGAATAAAAAATGGCTATATCAAGAGGACAGCTAGTTAAAGAACTAGAGCCAGGTTTGAATGCACTATTCGGCTTGGAATACAAAAACTATGCTAACGAACATGCGGAGATTTTTGACACTGAAAACAGTGACAGAGCTTTTGAAGAAGAAGTAATGTTATCTGGTTTCGCAAATGCACCAATCAAAGCAGAAGGAACGGGAGTTTCATTTGACAACGCTCAAGAAACTTTCACCGCTCGTTACACACATGAAACGCTTGCTTTAGCGTTCGCGATCACTGAAGAAGCGATCGAGGATAACTTGTACGATAGACTTGCGTCTAGATATACAAAAGCTTTAGCGAGATCAATGGCTAACACTAAACAAGTGAAAGCCGCTAAGGTGTTAAACAACGGGTTCGGAACAGCAGATGGTGGAGATGGTAAGGAGCTTTTAGCTACTGATCACCCTATCGTTTCTGGAACTGAACAGAATGAGTTAACTACAGCAGCAGACCTTAACGAAACATCTTTGGAGCAAGCATTAATTGACATTGCAGCTCTTACAGATGAAAGAGGTTTAAAAATTGCAGCTAAAGGTATGAAATTAATTGTGCCTTCAGCTTTACAATTTACTGCTGAGAGACTTATGAAGTCAACACAAAGAGTTGGAACAGCTGATAATGATATCAATGCAGTTGTATCTATGGGAATGATTCCACAAGGCTATACTGTGAATCATTACTTAACTGATACAGATGCTTGGTTCATTAAAACAGATGTACCTAATGGTCTTAAACATTTTGTGAGAGCACCATTAAAAACAGCTATGGAAGGCGACTTTACAACTGGAAACGTAAGATACAAAGCTAGAGAGAGATACTCATTTGGGTTCTCCGACTGGAGAGGTATTTTCGGATCACCGGGAGCATAATAAAATAATATTTTGTGGCGGACACAGTTCCGCCACAATTTAATTTTAGAAAGAAAAATGCGACAATTTCTAGTTAATATATGGGCTTATGATTATCATGCTAAATTTGAAGTTTTAGCAGAGGATAATCGTGAATCTATAGAGAAATCAATCCTTGACAAACTAGGAGAAAAGTCTATAAAGTGGGAATCAACAGGAATGTTTAGAGATATTCCCAACAGAATAACCTATGAGGAGGTTATAGATGACCGAAGACCTGTACAAACAAAAGAGGTCCTTGGAGTTAGGGTGGCAGTATGAGTATAATCAACACGGAAAATATACTCTTAATATGGTCGAAATTGATGAGAAAATCAAAAGTATCATCACCCAGATCAAAGCTGAAGAGTTTAAAATTGCTGATAGAGAAAATAAAATTAGTGATTCGGCCCCCCAAGTTTCTGTGGCAACTTAGATAAACGCCACATCGCTGAAATCGTACTTTTATGCAGGGATCTCTTGCACTCAATCAAAAAATAACATATAATTTAATCACTATACAATTAATAATAGAATACTGACGCGTATAGTCGACGGCCTAGAGACAGTATTCACATAATCTAGGAGGATTATAAAATGGCAACAACAACGTTTAATGGAACGGTACGTTCCGATGGCGATATAAAAGCAACAACTAAGAACACTACTACAGGAGCATTTGTAGATTACGCTGTTATAAAAGCAGCGGGTGGTATGGAAATAGAAAAAGTTGCAAGCACTGGAAACAACATTGTAGCAGCAGGTACTTCAACAGGTACTAACAATGGAAGTTTAGGTACAGCAGCAACTATTTTCAAAGTCACACCTAATGATCATGGCACAGGAATTGCTGATGATGCAATTAGCACATTTGTTAATAAAGTTGGTGGTCTTATCTACACTACTATTCTAATCGATCTACATGGTGGATTAGCTTCTGGTGGTGCTGCAAATGATATTATTGGTACTGATGGTGGAACAGCTAACGCTTACATCGCAGAACTAACAACTGGAGTTAATGGTATTCCATTTGAAATAGAGTTTGCATGTTTAGAAGTACCAACAGGTGGAGATCCAGATATTAATCTAGATTGTTCAGCTACAGGAACTGATGCAGAAAATGCAGCGGTATCTAGTGGAACAAATTTACTTAATAATGGTGACTTAACTTTAGGTATGTATGTTTCTGCTGATGGTGGATCAACACTTGCAGCATTATCTAAAAAATATCTTTACTTGACTACTGGAGATGCTACTGAAGCAGCTTACACAGCAGGTAAAATAGTTATTAAAATCACTGGCGCAGCTTTTGATTACAATAACGGTTAATAAATAAAATATGATGGGGCTTCGGCCCCATCTAGTAATCTTGATTAAGGAGGGATTATGGCAGACACAGTAACAGGACCAACTATCATGCAAGAAAACGATGCAAGGGTAGTTATCAAATATGTAAATGAATCAGACGGAAATGGTGGAACAACAGTTTTTGGTGATGTTTCAGCAATGGCGGCAAACAATGAAGGTGATTCTTGTCTACACTTAGTATTACAAAGAGTTTGGTTTTCATCTCAAGGTGGAGATGGTGGAGATTCTTATGTTCGTATGGATGAAGAAGATGATGATGGTGATATACCTATAATAGGTTTAACAGGATCAGGCTATTGGGACTTTAGAGAATTTGGTGGATTAAAAACTGATAAATCAGCTAACACTAACCAAAGTGATGTTAACCTTGTAGTCGCAGGTGCCGCAGATGCTGGAAACATGTATACGGTAATAGCAGAGTTTAAGAAATTATATTAGGAGATAACTGATGGCCAATACAACTTCAGGCACAGTTACTTTTGACAAAACATTTGCTGTCGATGAAATCATCGAAGAAGCTTATGAAAGACTTGGCATACAAGCTGTTTCTGGATATCAATTAAAAACCGCAAGACGTTCTTTAAATATAATGTTTCAAGAATGGGGCAATAGAGGTGTGCACTATTGGGAAGTAGGTGAAACTAATATTGATTTAATTGAAGGTCAGACTGAATATACTTTCTATAGAGCAAGCGGAGATGGAACAAGTTCAACGACAAATTCTCCTGCAAGCGTTTATGGTGTTGCTGATGTTTTAGAAGCATCTTTAAGATCAAATAGAACTGCAACTAATCAATCAGATTCAGCATTAACAAAAGTATCAAGAGCAACTTATTCTGCGTTAGCAAGTAAGTTATCTAAAGGAACACCATCAAAATTTTTTGTTCAAAGATTAGTGGACAAAACAACTATAACCGTTTACCCAACAGCAGATTCAACTAGTGCAGCTAAAGATTTACATTTTTATTATTTAAAAAGAATACAAGATGTAGATGCAACATATACAGATGCAACAGATTTACCATACAGATTTGTACCTTGTATGGTTTCAGGATTAGCTTTTTATTTAAGTCAAAAAGTAAATCCACAATTAACACAAACAATGAAGTTATTATACGAAGATGAATTAGCAAGAGCATTGGCAGAAGATGGCTCTGCAGCTAGTACATACATAACTCCAAAGAATTACTATCCAAATATATAGGAAAAAATTATGACAATAATAACTAAAGGAAAAATAACATGGAACAATACAAAGATTATGTTAGAGCAGTTAGAGAAATAGGAGTTGAACCTTTACCTATAGGAGATTTTGAATCTTTATTAGGTGCTATGGATGTAAGCGATATAATTTCTTTAACCGTAAAAGCAGGTGGCAAAACAAGTATGGTTGATAAACCTATAGGTAATTAATGCCAAATAAAAAACCTAAAAAATATAAACCAGGTAAAAGACAAATGCTTGTAACTCCAAAAGGAATTATTCGAATTGAAGATTATACAAATCCTGGATTTGGTGTAATTAAAAAGCCAACTTTGCATGCAAAAGGTGGTTTAGCTGGCATGAGAAGATTTAATAGAGGTGGTAAAGTTTAATGGCAACTGGAAAATACGCAAAAGCAATATCAGATAGATCGGGAATGGAATTTCCATATAAAGAAATGGTCCATGAATGGAATGGTATGTTTGTACATAAATCAGAATTTGAACCCAAACATCCACAACTTCAACCAAAATCTCATGGTGGAGATTTTCAAGGATTAATGGATACTAGACCAGCAAGAGCAGAAAACGATGTTGCACAATTATTACCACATGATCCATTTACAACTTATGCGGCATCATCAGGTATTATAAATGTTTTTGCACCAGATCATGGTTTAACAAATGGGTCTACATATAGATTTAGAGGTGCACCAACAGTTTCAAATGGTTCTGCAGCGTATGGTAATCCAGCTAGCTTTGATGGCATAGCAGGATCAAACATTGCATATGCTTCAGGTTATGCTATTACTACAGGTAAGTATGTTAGCGGTAGTAGAGACACAGACTTTACAACGGA